ATTGGCTTTGTCGATGGTCCTGATAGTGCTGTTGGCGATGCTTACACAGATGTATTAGTAATGTTTAATGTCGGTCATCAGTTGCTAAACACAACTGGTATAGGTTAATAGGAGATAAATCATGGCAGCTATTTCAAGAGCTCAAGAGTTACATCAACTCTTACCTGGACTTAACGCATTATTCGGTGAAGAATATAATCGTTATGAAAACGAACATGAAGCTATATATACAACAGAGAATTCTGAAAGATCATTTGAAGAAGAACTCAAGTTGTCTGGTTTCGGTGCAGCACCTGTAAAGAATGAAGGGTCAAGTATCAGTTACGATACTGCTCAAGAATCATTCGTAGCAAGGTATACACATGAAACTGTAGGCTTAGGTTTTAGTATTACAGAAGAAGCAATGGAAGATAATCTTTATGTTTCAGTTTCTGCTAGATATACTAAAGCACTTGCTCGTGCAATGTCTTACACAAAACAAGTTAAAGCAGCTTTTCCATTAAATAATGGATTTTCAACTGCTTTTAAATCTGGTGATGATGTCGCTTTATTTAGCACAGCTCACCCACTTGTAAGTGGCGGAACTAATAGTAATAGACCTTCTGTAGCAGCAGACTTGAATGAAACATCTTTAGAAGATGCAATTATTCAAATCGGCAAGTGGACAGACGAAAGAGGACTTAAAATTTCAGCAAAAGCTAGAAAGCTTATAATCCCATCTGATCTTCAGTTCGTAGCAACTCGTTTGTTACAAAGTGATTACAGAGTAGGAACTGCTGATAATGATATTAATGCAATCAAAACTAATGGTGTAATACCAGAAGGTTATTCAGTTAATCATTATTTAACTGATACTAATGCTTTCTTTATTATGACTGATGTTCCTGATGGCATGAAACATTTTGTACGTGCTCCAATGTCAACCACTATGGATGGCGATTTCGACACTGGTAATGTAAGATACAAAGCTAGAGAAAGATATTCCTTTGGAGTATCTGATCCGCTAGGTATTTTCGGTTCACCAGGTAGTTCGTAAGAACTTTAAAGGGAGCTTCGGCTCCCTTTTTTATCTAGGGAATTTTTTTAATTATCTATCAACTGCCCTAGCAGACTTTGCCAAGATGATAGATACTTTCCTTTAGGAGGAATAAAATGGCTAATACAACATTTAATGGACCAGTAAGGTCCGAAGGTGGTTTTGAACAAATTACTAAAAGTTCAACTACAGGTGCTATTACTACAAATTTAGATGTAGATACTAGTGGAAACATAACTACTTCAGGATATGTTTTAAATTACAATAATATTGTTTCTGTTGAAGATGCTACTTATAGCGTAACAGCAGCACAATCAGGTTCTGTTTTTACTTTAAATAGAGCAGCAGGTATTGTTGTAACATTACCTACTGCAGCAGCAGGATTACAATATACATTTATTGTAGGAACAACTTTTACAGGTGCAGGACAAATAAACACAGAAAATACAAGTGATTTATATTCAGGATTTGCACAAATTTTTGACCCAGCAACAGCTGGAGACACTAATACTTTTATACCTGATGCTAGTGATGACGATACTATTGATTTAGGATCAGCAGCACAAGGCTGGGCAGTCGGTGGAATTATTCGACTAAAAGCAACAACAGCTGCAGTTTGGCATTGTGAAGCGTTTCTTCATGGTGATGGTACTTTAGCTACTCCATTTGAGTAAGGAGTAAAATATGGCTGACGCAGTAACATCACAAACCATCATTGATGGTGAAAGAAATTGTGTTATGAAGTTTACAAATGTCAGCGATGGCACAGGAGAATCCGCAGTAGCTAAGGTAGATGTATCTGCCTTAGCTGCAAACTCTGAAGGAACAGCTTGTTCAGAAGTTAGAGTAATGCGTGTAAGTCATGCTATCGTAGGTATGTCTGTTCAATTATTTTTAAATGCTAGTACTAATGTTTTATTAGTAGAATTAGCTGAAAGTAGTAATGGACATATGGACTTTAAAGATTTTGGTGGACTTCCAAATAACGCAGGTAGTGGTAAAAATGGAGATATCTTATTTACTACAAAAGGACATAGCTCAGGAGACACTTATTCCATTACTTTAGAAATGGTAAAAGTGTATTCTGATTAATAGGAGAAATTATGGCTAAACAATTTGTAATAGCAGAAACTGGAGAATTTCCAGCACAATATAAAGTTTTAAGATTAGACGAAGATGGTATCTATAGACCAATATTTGGTCCAGACCCAGATTTAGAAGATGCAGAACGTAAGTGTGATGAAATGAATGGTGAAAGAGCAAGAAATGCTAAAGGTCAACTTATTGGCGATGATCCTTCTACTCCAGATATTAATGAAGCTTATGTTGGTGGTAAAAAACCAGCTAAGAAAAAAACAACAACTAAGAAAAAAACTTCAGTTAAGAAAAAAACTGTAACAAAAAAATAGGTGAATTATGAAAAAATCTAAATATATGGCAGGCGGTGGAAAGTCATCAAAATATATGTCTAATGGCGGCAAAACAGGCGTTGAAATTGGTAAAGAAAAAAACGTCATGCAATACAAAGACTATGTTAAAAAAATGTTTGGTGGTGGTTTAACTAGTGAACCAGCTCTAAAAAAGAAAAGGTCTAAAGGTATGGCTAGAGGCGGAAAGTCTTAATTAAATACTAATGCCAATAAGAAAAGAGGCTAAGATGCCTGCTAGAAATAAAAAGAACTTTCGTTCTACTAAATCTGGTGCTGGCATGACTAAAGCTGGGGTTAAAGCTTATAGAAGATTAAACCCTGGCTCTAAGTTAAAAACAGCAGTTACAGGTAAAGTAAAAAAAGGTAGTAAAGCTGCTAAACGCAGAAAATCTTATTGTGCAAGGTCTTTAGGTCAACTTAAAAGAAGTTCAGCTAAAACTAGAAACGATCCTAATTCAAGAATTAGACAGGCTCGTAGAAGGTGGAAGTGTTAATAAAGGATAATTATGAAAAGAAATAGATTTAAAACTGGCGGAATAAGCAAAACAACAAAAGGTAATACTAGAGGATTGCAATATAGTGGCATGACTGAAAAAGAAGCATTCGCTGAATGGAAAAAAACAGCTACAGGTAATACTAGAGGAGTTGCAGGTTTAAAAGCGTTTGATAATAGTCTTCCTGAAGGTCATCCTTTTAAAGATAAAAAAAGAACTATTGGAAGATATAAAAATCATCCGATTGGTAAACTTTTAAGTTAAAGGATAAATAATGGCGACAAGTGGAACAACAGCATTTACATTAGACTTAGGCGATATTATGGAAGAAGCCTATGATTTATGCGGTAGTGAGTTACGCTCAGGCTATGACTATAGAGGAGCTAAAAGAGCTCTAAATCTTATTTTTTTAGAATGGCAAAATAAAGGATTAAATCTTTGGAAAATAGAACAAGGTACACAAACCCTTACTGCTGGCACAAGTAGCTATGCTTTACCTTCAAGTGCATTAGAAGTAGTAGATGCATTTATAAGAACAAATGCAGGCGATACTTCTGAACAATTTGATCAAAGATTAAATAGAATTTCTAGAACAGAATATAATCATCAAGCTGTTAAATTACTGCAATCAAAACCTACACAATTTTATATAGATAAAGGTACCAGCACTAACAATATTGTATTATGGTCAACACCTGATTCTGCTGAAACATATACACTTGTGTATGATTATGTTAAAAGAATTGAAGATGCTGGCAATCCAGCTAGCAATAATGCAGATGTTCCTGGAAGATATCTTCCTTGTTTAACTTATGCACTTGCATATAATTTAGCTTGTAAAATGCCAGAAGCACAAAATAGAGTTCCAATGATTAAACAAAGATATGATGAACTTTGGAACGAAGTAAGTGATGCAGATAGAGAAAGGGCAGCAATTAGATTTGTTCCTGATTTGAGTTCTTACTAATGTACGCAGTAGGTAAAAAAGCATTAGGTGACTGCGATAGATGCGGTTTTACTTATAAATTAAATGATTTAAAATACGAAGTACAAGATGGTATTCGTAATGGATTAAGAGTTTGTAGTGAATGTTTTGATGTAGATCATCCTCAATATAAATTAGGAGAAGTAGATACAGCAGATAATCAAGCATTATTTAATCCAAGAGTAGATAGAGGAAGAAAAGAATCAACCACTTATTTTGGATTTGACCCAGTAACAGGCATAGGCTTAATACTAACATCTAAAGTAGGAAAAGTTACAGTGAGTACAGAATAATGGCTTGGACATTTACAACATTAAAATCAGCAATACAAGATTATACTAATAACACAGAGTCTACATTTGTAAGTTATTTAGATGAATTTATAGTTAATACAGAAGATAGAATACAAAAACTTGTATCGCTTCCAGTATTTAGAAAAAATGTTACAGGAACTTTAACATCAAATAATCAATATTTATCTGTGCCTACAGATTTTTTATCTTCACATTCACTAGCTGTAGATAATAGTGGATATGAAATGTTGTTATATAAAGATGTAGCATTTATTAGAGAAGCTTACCCAAGTAGTTCTACAACAGGTGTTCCTAAATATTATGCAAGATTTGACGAAGATAGTTTTATAGTTGCTCCAACACCAAATGCAAATTTTACTGCAGAATTGCATTATGAATATACTCCAACATCAATAACAACAAGTAGTGATGGAACAAGTTATTTAGGAACTAATGCACCAGATTGTTTATTATATGGATCATTATTAGAGGCATATACTTTTATGAAAGGTGAACCAGATATTATGGCTAATTATGAAAAAAGATTTCAACAAGCAATAGATAGATTAAAAGTATTTGCTGAAGGAAAAAATACAAAAGATAATTATAGAAGTGGTCCAGTTAGACAACAGGTAACATAATGTTTAGTGTAGATGTAAAACCAGTAATAGGAACTGTAAATGTAGAAACAACCAATAATAAAGGTTTAAGTCCAGAATATTGGACAGAAAGAATAGTAAATAAAATTGTAAGTATTAGTGATAATGCAGACCCTATGGTAAAAGCCCAGGCAGAAGCTTTTAAAGATACAATACAACAAGTAATTTTATTATATATGAAACAAGCTATTGCAAGTGATAGGTCAACAGTAGCAGGTTTATTAGAAAAACAAGGTCATAAACAAATGGCTGATATTATAAGGAGAATATAATGGCAATATCACAAGCAATGTGCACATCATTTAAAGCAGAAATTTTAAAAGGTGTTCATAATTTTACAGCAGCAAGTGACCAATTTAAGTTAGCACTTTATACAAGTAGTGCTTCTTTAGGTGCGGGAACTACTGCATATACTTCAAGTAATGAAGCAAGTGGAACAGGCTATACAGCCAAAGGTGCATTTTTAACAAGTGTTACCCCTACTACATCTGGTACAACTGCATTAACTGATTTTAATGATTTAACATTTAGCACAGCTACTATAACAGCTAGAGGTGCATTAATTTATAATGAAGCTGCAACTAGTGATCCTTCAGTATGTGTATTAGATTTTGGTGGAGATAAAACATCAACTAATGGCGACTTTACTATTCAATTTCCAGCAGCAGACGCTTCAAACGCAATTATTAGAATAGCCTAAAATGGCTAACGTAACAGGCTGGGGTAGAGGTACCTGGGGTCAATTAACCTTTGGAGAACCAATACCTGTAGTCGTTACAGGAGTTTCTGGCACAGCAACTCTTGGCAATGAAACTGTTGTAGCTACATCATTAGTAGCAGTAACAGGTTTAAGTGCAACATCAACTTTAGGCAATGAAACTATAGTTGCTGAAGCAAATATAACAGCAGCAACAAATTTAGGTACATCAGCTTTAGGAAATGAAACTGTTCTAGCAGAAGCAAATACTTCTGTAACAGGAAATGCAGGTACTTCAGCACTAGGTAATGCAATTACAGCAGGTGCAGCAGTAACAGGTGTTTCTGCAGTAGCAACAACATTAGAAGTTGGAGATGAAATTGTAAAAGCTTCGGCTGTTATAGTTCCTACTGGAATATCATTAACATCTAATTTAGGTTCTGTAACTACAACATCTGATAATAATATTACAGTATCAGGTAATGTAGGAACAACATCAATAGGCACTATTACTACTATTAGTAAAGCTTTAATAGTAGTTGAAGGATTAAATGCAACAACTGATATACAAGGAGTAAATGTTTGGGGTCTTATAGATACATCACAAACACCTAATTATCAAAATATAACAACAACACAAACACCTAATTATTCAACAATAACAGCATCACAAACTCCTGACTGGAGTGAAGTTGCATAAAAAATAAAGTATAATTTTTACGAGGAAATAAAATGGCAAGTTCATATGTAAATGACTTAAGATTAAACGAGATGGCTACTGGAGATGGTAGTGGTACTTGGGGTGATACAACAAATACCAATCTTGAATTAATTGCTGAAGCTTTTAGTTATGGCACAGAAGGCATAACTACAAACGCTGACACTCATACAACTACTATAGCAGATGGAGCTACCGATCCAGGTAGATCAATATTTCTTAAATATACAGGTACATTAGATTCTACTTGTACTATTACTATAGGTCCAAATACAGTTTCAAAATTATGGATTATAGAAAATGGAACAAGTGGTTCTCAATCTATAATTATTAAACAAGGAAGTGGAGCTACAGTAACTATACCTTCTGGTAAAACTAAAGCAATTTATGCAGATGGTGCAGGTTCTGGTGGAGCAATGATAGATGCTTTTGCCTCTTTAAATTTACAAACAAGTGGAATTATAGAAACATCTTCTTCAATACAAACACCTCTCATAGAATATACAGACGGTGATGATGCCATAACCATAGCTGATGGTGGTGGAGTAACTATGGCAGCAGGTATAACTTCTACTGCTGCTGCTAATACTTTTGGTGCTACATCATTTAATGATGCTGATATAACAAATGTAGGATCAATAGCGTTAGATACTATAACTAATGATGGAACAGATATAACTCTTGATTCAAGTGGAGATATTATTCTTGATGCTGATGGACAAGATGTTTTATTTAAAGATGGTGGAACACAATTTGGTTCTATCAGAAAGAATGGAAATAATATTCAACTTATGGCTTCCATTCAAGATGGTGATATTACATTTCATGGCGATGATGG